GGCCGTACAAAAGTATTCAACTTTAGGTAACTTGATTATACTAAATTTAAATTGAGTAGGACTAGCATAGTCCAGCTTTTGAGGTTGTCTTAAATATGAGTTTGTAACTGTCATATTAATATTTATGCATAAAAAAGGGAGAGTTTTTAGGCTCTCCCTTTTTAACTGTGTTACTAAGAAGTAACAATTAGCTTACATTAAGTTCGCTACTTGTGTTCTTCTGTAGTATCTGTTAGAGTTGATATTTCCTGCTCCATTGATAACCGCAGCAGCTGAAGAACCTGAGCTCTCAGCAAATGGGTTAGCTTGGATACCATATCTCGTTTTAAATCCGATTTTTGGTTGGAAATTATCTTGCCCAACTGCTCTCACCATTTGTAGTGGAACGTATGGACAATAGAATATACCGGCGTCATATTGAGATGAACCTTTATATCCTACTACAAAGTATTGTTTAGCTGCGTTGTTTGCAGAATATGGATCGATATAAACTTTATATCTACCGTTTAATACTCCAGCAAACGTGTTTCCTGTGTCATCAACATTTAAATTGTTGTTTAAAGCAGGAGCGTAGTCTAATACACCAGCCATTTGTAAAGCAGATGCAACATCAGAAGAAGTTATAAGGATATTTCCTTTACCTCTACGTGTTCTTTGTGCTATCAAATTAGCTTCTCTTTCAACTTGGAACATTAAACCTTTGAAACGTTCAACGGACCATCTTCCGTTTGAATCTGTATCTAAGTCAAATATACCAGCAGTTGTTGTAGAAACTTGAGCACCAGCTTCAGCAACGATATAGATAGTTCTTACGATCTCTCTATTGATTTCAGCAAGGATTTCAGCAGACAGAATATTTGCTAATTCTGTTTCTGCATCCAAACCGTGGATTGCTTTAAGGTCTTGTGCTAGTTCCATTGTGTATTCGGCTTTTAATGCTCTTGATTTAGCAGTTACAGTCGATTTCTCGATTGAAAACGCCATTTCAGCAAAGCTATTATTAGAAGAATCACCTAGAGCTTCAGCAGTTGCAGTCGCCATACCACCTTGTGCTGTGTAAGCACCGGCAGGGCTGTCGTTTAACAACGCTGGGTTAGTTCCTGTTTGACCACCACCTAAACCGTCAACACCACCTATTGTAGAGTCTCCGAGTAAGTTTCTTGCTGAGAAGTCAGTGTCAGCTTCATTGAATAAAGCTTCTGTTCCCGCTTGTGATACAAATTTAGCTCTCATAGCGAAGATCAGTCCTGTTGGACCAGTCATAGGCTGTACGCCTGCTATGTCATATGCTATAAGATTTGGCATTGCTCTTCTTACTAAAGAAATTAGGATTGGATCCCAATTCTGTATAGAAGTTCCATCAGTGCTGTTCGTTGGAGCAGCTTCTGACATGAATGCTCTATCTTCTCTTAATGCTCTTTCTTGGTTTTCCAAGATAACAGCAGTAACCGCTCTTTTATAACTATCCGTAACTTTTGGGAGTTCTGGATGTTCAAGGACCGGTGACCACTTTTTAACTAATTGTTCAGATAAGTACATATCTTTTTATTTTCTCCCTTTATTTTTTTGAATTTAATTGAATTAAATTCTTTGTTTTTGTGATAGCGGCCGTGTAAGCAGTCATAGCGTTTGACAAATCTACGTGAGTAGTTTCGCCTTCGGCAACGTTATCTATTTCACTTTTAGATGAAATTTCTTTTGTTGAAAAGTAAGACTCTTTAATAGTCGTTACTTTTTTCTTAAACTCGTCAGCATTAGTGTATTCAATTTCTTCTGCTAATTTGTTAAACTTTTCTTTGTTAGTATCAGTAAGATCAGAAGATACAGCGTCAACTATATCTTGTCTTGTTAATTTACCAATTTCAGAATTTAATTTAACGTTAGCGTCGATTTGCTCATTTAACTTACTGTTAAGCTCTTCGATTTTAGAAGCTTGATCTTCTAACACATCATATTTTTCGTCTGGTACGTTTATGTAATGATCTTCAAATAATTTTTTAAGACCAGTAATAAAGTCCTCAGCGATTTCACCTTTGATGCCTCGCTCAATAGCAAGTTCGTTTGATTTCATCCATTCCTCAACAACGTAGTTTAGGTATGAATCTACTTTTTCAACGAGTTCTGCTTTTGTAACATCAATATTTTCTTTAAGTTTTTTAGCATAGCCCATTTCCATTTTTGCTTTTTCTGCTTTCATTTTTGACTTGATAGCAGCTTCAAATATAGTTGCAGCTTTTGCTTTAAATTCTTCCGTTAATTTTTCATCTCCGATTAATGCTTTTACATCATCAGAAACGTCAATAACTTCTTCTTGTTCAGTTTCTTCTACTTTCATTGCTTCGCCTGCTGGATGAACAACTTTTGTAACACCAGCTTCTGTATCTGGTTGTTTACTAGCGTCAACATCTGCTGCTTTAGCATTTACTGCGTCAGAAACTTTTTTTGATTTTTTTGTAGCGTCAGGATTGCTGTCTGTTGGTTTAACAACGGCTGCACCTAAATCTTCTGCTTCATTTTTAAGCGGACTAGTTTCAGCTGCCACAGCATTCTTTTTTGGAGCGTCAGCAATAGTGTCTTGTTCTACTATTGTTTCTGCTTTGACTTCTACTTGTTTTTCTGTAGCCATTTGAGAAATCTCCTTTATATATTAATTCGAATTAAAATATCTCTCTTTTAATAATGATATTTATAATTGTTTGATTTTCTATTATAATTTACTTAAAAAATCCTTGAATATACTAGCCTTTTTCTCAGCTAAATCAAGTCTTTTTGTCTTAATTAACTCTTGTTTCCAAGCCTCTACGTCTTGTTCTACAAGAATACCATTGTTCCACACCCACTCTTTTGTTTCCATAATGCCTTCTACGAAAGCATCTGGAGCAGATGGATCTGCCACAATGTCAGCGGCCGTAGCTAAGTAAAAATCTTCTCCTACGTAGTTACCACCATTTTTTTGTACTAAGGAACCCATACCTCTTGATGACACGCCTAGTTTAGCGCCTTCATCTATAAGACTCTTTACGATCTTACCGTATGGAGTGTCCATAATTTTTGCTTCACCTACAAAATTTTTTCCTTCTGGATACAACTTCTTAATCATATGTGATACTCTTTCTAAGTTCACAGTTGGTCCTTCTGGATGGCCTAGTTCGCCGAATGCTCTATTTTTATTGATAAATTCTTGGTTATATCTTTTGACTTCTTTTAGAAGTATGTTACTTGGGTAAATTCTACCGTTACGGTTTTTAATGTCTGATTGTAAAAATATACCTTTAATAGTATAGTTTTTTTTACCTTCTTTTTCTTCTACGATATATGTAGCGTCGTTGATTTCTTCTCTTATAAGTTTCATAGTTCTCTCTCTTACTATTTATATTTTATCTAAACTCTATCACTAATGAATAGTTATCTCCACTAGCAAAATTTCGTGTGCTTAATAATACGTCACCTGTTGGTGTAGTAGCATTATTTGTGATCTCATCTCCCGCTTCTCTTAAATCAAAAAAACCTTGGCCACTTAAAAACAAAGCTGTAGCATTTGTAGCGCCAGCCCATTTAAGTTCTACAGCTGATTTAGGGTTTGCTGTATTCACAGAAAACCATATTTTAGCAATCTTTCGGCTACCATTTTCAGTCATAAAAGTAGTAGCTGAAGCATCTACTTTAATAACATCTGTTTCACCAGTACCATCAGAAATGTTTGTTAATTTAACAACAAACTTTACGCCTGATGTATCTACTAATGTTTGTGTTGTAACTGTATCTGCCATTAATCCGTAAATCCTTTTTCTTTATGACACTCTATAACAAGATTGTAACTTGTTATATTATCATCACTTGTTAACAATAAATTACTAGATGAAGTTGATTTAATTTTAGGTTCACCAGGTTTTAAACCATAGTTACCTTTACCATTAATTACCAATTTTTCTTCATCATTAAAGAGTAAAGTAATATCTCCACTCCCCTCTAATTCATAATAAACATTTGCTATAGAAATTATTGGTTCACTCGAAGCATTATTTAATTCTAAAGCAGTTATCAAAATTTGTTCTGTTTCACTACCAACGCCGTTGGCCTTTACAATAACTTTAAAACTATCATCTACTAATGTCGTAGTTGATATGGTCATAATTAACTTCTTGGAGAACCTACAGCGCTAACTTTTCCAGCAGCCAAAGTTATAACATCTCCAGGAGCTTTTTCTATTGTAATAGAATCTCCTGCTAAATGTAAATAAAATTCTCCTAAAACTGTACTATCTTCAGAACGTACTTCAATCGTTTGAGCATTACTTGTAGATATACAAAATACAAATTGAGCTCTACTGATATTATCCAAATAAGGATTTGTAGTAACTGTTCCTTTTACTATAACTGTTGACATTTATTTTATTCCTAATTGTTCGTTTATTTCTTTGTCAAAATATTTTTCAATATCTTCTCTTTTTATATTATAAGAAGCCACAACCTTTTCTACAGCTCCTTCAAATCTACTTAATATATCTTGTTGTTCACTCTCAATCAATCTATATATTTCTTTAACGGCCTCTTTTGACTTAGGTGTTAATTCATTATAAGACTTTGAGTTCATAACTCTAGTTTCTTTTACGATATTACTTATCTTGTTTTTCATTTGCAACCGGTTCAGCAATTACGGGCTTAGGATCGCTATATGGTTCTGCTTCAAGTTGTCCTTGAAACAATACACCTGCTAATTCTTTTCTTCTTGCTTCTAAAGAGTCACCTACTTTATTTCTTTAAGCATCT